GTTTAATGCCGTTCTCCAAAGCTTGATTAAGAAATGCGTGAAACTTAACCCGATCCTTTGAGGAGTAGGCTGTTTCAACGGCAGACTCAACCTTGACCAGATCAAGATTCCTGAACTTGCAATATTCATTAATATCAAACTCTTGACTAGATTTCGATGTGTTATTTTCCTGCCCACTACTTGATACTCTAATAAATGCCTTTGGCGCGTGATAGTGCGTCAGAGTTGTTATTTGCCCATAACAATAGCTCAATCCGAGTCGCAACAAGTATGCGCTCAGGAACAATTCACCGATTGCACGTTTCAGAGTTTGGCAAGATTTGCGCTAAATACCCAGATAAAGCAGTCGAAGTAATCACTGGTTCTATTCCAGCCGTACCACTAAACGGTATTTTAATCATTGAATCGACAGCAGAAGGCCAAGATGGTGAGTTTTATAACATCACTCAAAGAGCCAAAGCATTGTTTGATGCAGGTACAGAGTTAAGTATGCGTGATTATCGTTACCACTTTTTCGCCTGGTGGGACGAGCCGAAGTATGTCATGCCCTTGGGTAATATAAAGTTTACCGACAAAGATGTTGCTTATTTTGAGCGTATAGAGGCGCAAATTGGCAGGTCTTTATCGATAGAGCAAAGAGCTTGGTATATTGCCACTCGTGATGCTGATTTTAGCGGCTCAGAAGAAAAAATGTGGCAAGAGTACCCAAGTACACCCGAAGAAGCGTTCCAGCAGTCAACAGAGGGGTGCTACTACACAGACCAACTCACCAAAGCGCGTAAAGAAAACAGGATAAGCACTGTCCCCCATGTTGAAGGTGTGCCAGTGAATACGTTTTGGGATATTGGCTCAAGTGACGGCACGGCAATTTGGTTTCACCAAAGGATTGGCCAAGAAAATCGGTTTATTCGCTTTTGTGAAGCATGGGGCGAGCCTTATTCGTATTTTGTGCGTTATATGCAAAGCCTTGGCTATGTGTGGGGTAAACACTATCTGCCGCACGATGCAACCCACAAGCGACAACAAGGCGATAGCGTTAAAAGTCCCGAAGATATGCTTTATGAGCTTGGGCTACGCGATATTGAGATTGTGCCGCGAGTGGATGAAATACAACACGGCATACAAGCTACAAGAGACATATTTAGTCAATGTTGGTTTGACGAAACGCATTGTAAAGAGGGTTTGGCGCATTTACAGCAGTACCGTAAAGAATGGAATGACAGACAAGGATGCTGGAAGGATAAGCCAAGACATGACATTCATTCAGAAGCAGCAGACGCTTTTAGACAGTTCGCCCAAGGCTACAAATTCAGACAGCAAATTAAACAAAATCAATCGAGGCCGTTATCGTGGAAAGTGGTTTAACCCCTGTTTGTGCTGAACAACAGCCGTGTATTGATTTAACACATTGCCATTTTAGGCGTGTAGTGGGCGAGTTTGCTGTGTTTGGCACATGGTTGAAGATTGGAAAGGACAGCGAGCCTTGTCTTGTTATCACTCCGCAACGAATGTTTGAGGGTAAACCTGCGGTTATTCCTTTGTCTTCAGCTTGGAAATACTCACAAATGGCATTCGCAGACCCTAAAGTGGTCGCCAATCAGGTGAGACAGTTTGCTATTGGCATGAATAAGGACAGTTTGGCGCAAGTTATCGCTTTAACAGACTTAATCAATGATTGTTTATCAGACCTTATCTCTATGCCACCTGACCCACGAGAACGCTTGGTTGTGGCAGATGCGGAGATTGTCATAGATGGCAGAAAACGCACAATTGAGGTAACAGAGTAATGTTTGATAATTTAGACCTTGAAAAAAGTAAGCTGATTAAGAATAAATCAGGCAATGATTTTTTTGCAGACAAGCCAGTATCAGGAGTTAACTCTCAAAAAAGCGAATTAGATAGCGAAGTCACGCAAGAATTACACGCGCGTTTGATGGGCTTTTATCGCCAAGAATTGGATAGACAAGCTCAGAATCGTTATGAAATGGCGATTGATGAAGATTATTACGACAATATTCAGTGGGACGATGAATCTGCCGCTATTTTGCGTCAACGTGGTCAAGCACCTTTAGTTTATAACGTCATCTCAACGTCAGTTCGTTGGGTGTTAGGTACAGAACGTCAAGCAAAGTCTGATTACAAGATTCTACCAAGACGCAAAGAAGAATCTGACGCAGCCGAAAAGAAAACTTCTTTAATGAAGTATTTAAGTGATGTGAACAGATTGCCATTTGCACGAGCAAGAGCATTTAAGGATGCAGTCATCACAGGACTAGGTTGGATTGAGGTGGGTATTCAAGATGAAACAGATAACGATGAGATGATTTACTCGCGTTATGAATCGTGGCGCAATCTGTTGTGGGATAGTGCTGCAATCGAAAGCGATTTAAGTGATGCGCGTTATATGTTTCGTGTTAAATGGGTGGACATGGATGCAGCAAAGGCGATGTTTCCAAACCGTGAAGCACAACTAGAAGCCGCAGCGCAGGAAAGTAATCGTTATGCGTCAATCAGCAGTACAGACGCAAACGGCGATATTCCAATGGACTATCCTGAATACTCGCTAGAAGAACAAATGACCAACAGGGCAATTAGTTTTAACACGCGCAAACGTGTTCGACTGATTGAATGTTGGTACAAAATGCCAAGCAATGAGAAACGAATCACAAAAGGCGTGTTTAAGGGCGAGATTTACGACCCCAACGAGCCAAGACATCAAGATTATATTGAGCATTTAGCCGAGCGTTTAACGTATGTGACGCATTGTTGCGTGATGACAGTCAGCGATATGTTGTATATGACAAAATCGCCATATCGCCACAACAAATTCCCCTTTGTGCCATTGTGGGGTTATAAGCGTGGACGTGATGGTTTGCCTTATGGCATGGTGCGTGGTTTGCGTGATATTCAGGACGATATTAACAAACGTGCAGCCAAAGCACAGTACATCCTTGCAACCAATAAAATTATTGCAGACGAAGATGCGTTTGAGGACTTAGAACAAACACGCGCCGAAGCTGCAAGACCCGATGGCATTATTCTTAAAAAACGTGGTTCTGATGCTCAACTAAATGTGGATAGAGCATTAGCAGACGCACATTTACAGTTGATGAATCAGGGTATTCAAATGATTCAAATGACTGGCGGTGTCACAGATGAATTGTTGGCGCGTAAAACTAATGCAATATCAGGTGTCGCTATTAAACAGCGGCAAGAGCAAGGCTCATTAGTCACCAGTTTGTTTTTTGAAAATCTTTTATTTGCTAATCAGCTACAGGGCGAAATGTGGCTGTCGCTGATTGAGCAATTCATGGTCGAAGAAAAGCAATTCCGAATCACAGGCAGCAACAAAGTAAGTGATTTTGTGTCAATTAACACAGGATTGCCGCAAGATGACATCACACAAACTAAAGCCGATTTTATCGTGTCAGAGATTGATTATCGCGCATCGGTACGTCAGGCACAGGCCGACCAATTGGTTGATTTAATGGGCAAGCTCGCACCATACAACCCACAAATTGCCATTGTGATGATGGATTTAGTGATT